CGTCAGGGTACTCTCTGTCGGCACGTCATCGCTGGCATTAATAACCGAGAGAAATCCCGAAGCAACTCGACGGAGCAATTCTTGCCGCTCCGCCAAGGTACCTCGTTCAGGCAGTAGGAACTCCATGATCGCTTGATGCGAATAAGCTTTCTGCGGAGCCGGTAGAATGCCGGACACCGTAGAATTGCTGATCGTCTCAAGCGTCGAGAGGTCAAGCTTATACGTCACTTTGTACAAACGCGAGCTTTTGGTAGGCTCGCGAACGGACATTGTGATCGTGTGGGCCCCAACAGTCGGCACTCCTGCCGGCTGAAGGACCCATTTCGCTACACCGGGCTGATCCCTTTGGAATCCGCGGGGTTGAAACGTCCCGTTATTCGCGATCGTCGCCGACGTTGTTTTGTGCGGTGAGACTAAGTCGAGAATAGACGAGGTATGCCACAAAGCCTGTAGGGCCATGTGATAAAGCTCCTAATTAAATTACGAGCAGTACGTGTCCTCTACCGGAAAGTACGCTTTAGCAAGGCCAGTGCATTTGCCGCATGTGTAAAAGAGAACGGGTTTTTGAAAGATGGAAACGAATTAACAGGCAAGGTGTTTAATCTTGTCCTGTCAAAGCGTACCACCTCTCTACCGTAACTCCCCGACGTTTGCAACATTTGTCCAGACCCAGGGGCGGACTCTCCAGCATAACGTACAAAAGATTCCATTTGCTGCTTTGTAAACAGGGTTTGATACCCGTCAAAGAAGACCAGACCTGGATACCCGTGAAGGGTTTCCAGCCACGGTCCAATAGGCAGGAACCAATCTGCCACAAAGCTGAACGGAATAGTTTCCCAAACGAGGTTGATTGGGTTTAGAAAACCAGACTGCGCCAAAAAAGCCAGCAGGTGACTTTCGACCGTGAACCGCACTCCGTATTTACAGCGGCTTGTCGTATGGACTCTTGTCCATCCGGCTACCGTAGGTGAATACGTTGCTAATCCAAGGTCTGAGACATCCCACCTACTCGTTTGTGCACTTGCAGTAACCTGCTTTATCGCTGCATCGGCGAGATTCATTTTCGCCAAGGCTTCCATCGCTCCATGTAGGTCCATAAGGAGAGGTTTCCAACCATACTGCATTTGCAGCCAATTATCAGCTGCAGTGCGGGTGTGGTCAGGTCCTTTTCTTTTACGACCTCCATAGTTCGGAGTGGTAGCGCCCCAAATCGTTTTTATAGCCGTAGGAATGTTTCCATTCTTTAAGGCTATACCAGCTTTGGCAAGTCTCTGAGCTGTGTCTGTAATCAGCCTGATCGTTTGCCGAATCTGTACAACGTCTTGCGCGAGATTACCTTCAATCCCTTGCTCTATACGTTGTATTAACTTTTTGACAGCCTTTGATTGAGCCACCGAATCATGAAGTGGCGCAGCAGGCGGATTGTACCGTCTCGTAAAGGCACTGTACTGGTTGAAGTATATCCCTGTTGAGGGGATATCAAACATTTCAATCAGGCCAGCATCTGTTACGTCCTCGAGAAAAACAGAGTGCGGGTTAACCGGACGCTGCTTCTTCGGTATCTTTCCGTATCCCGGGGTTCTAACCCCAGACCATGAACGCGTGTAAGCCGTTTCAGTTGAGATAGACGGGGAAAAGAAATATCCTCCGTTGTTTCCTTCACTGAAATTTTGGCGAACTCGAGTCCGGGTCTCTGGATTTGGTCGGATATTCGATGAACGAGGAGCGACTGTACGTTTTCCCGGCGGAAGTTGAACTTTCCGCCGCACATCGCGTCGTGAAGCATTTACTGACGCGCCGTAATCTTGGGAAGGTATTTGGCCAGGTCCACCTTTTGGGTAGACCCAGTGTACACGCCTTCCGGATCTGTACCATCGTCCGTTATACACCTTCAAGAAAAAGAGCCACGCTTTCTTTGGTCTCGATGAAAACTTAGCGAGAGGCACTTCCGAGAAATCTCCAAAGCCCGTTTTTACGGGGCGAATGGAGGACTCGTATAGTGGTCTCCCACGGTCGTCAAAGAGGCAAAGGTAAACGTACTCTCCGTCTTCCAGTGTAGCTTTGGATGGCGCAGCGCTAGTCAACAAACTAGCATACGAAGGATTAGCATCAAGAAAGGGTGATTGGAACACTCTCGAGTCCTTTCAAGAACTCG